ACTTTAATTTTAAGAACATGGCCTCGCATCTATATGCAATACGGCCCACACTCTGAGGGATATAGACCATGACAACAGGATCAACTCAAATATCAAACGAAAATTACCATGCTGATTCTGCTATCTCAGCATCAATGCAAAAGGTAATGGTGGCTCATGGCCCTAAAGCTTACTGGAACTCTTTCCTTAATCCAGATCGGCCAGAACATAAGCCAACAAATGCCATGATTTTAGGCACTCTGACCCATTGTGCTGTTTTAGAACCAGATGAACTGGAGAAGCGTTTTATCGCTGTTAGTTCCAGAACTACAAAGAAAGGTAAGGAAGAGGCAAAAGAAGCTGAAGAAAAAGGTATGACGGCTGTTACAGAAACAGATTGGTCAAATGCCATAAAAATGCGTGATGCTGTATTTGCTGAACCTTATGCAAAAAAGTTATTAAGTTTCGGTGTGGCTGAAAAATCATACTGGTGGGATGATGACATATCTGGCATCACCTGTAAGTGCCGACCTGATTGGTTAAACAAGGATACTATCGTTGACTTGAAGACCAGTAGATCAGGAGCAAACCCAAGAGACTTTGCAAAAGCAGTGGCAAATTTTAAGTATCATCTACAGGCCAAGCATTATCTCAATGGGATTCCACAGGCCAAAAGATTTATTTTTCTTGTAGTGCAATCTGAATATCCATTTGATGTCGGTTTATGGGAACTTGACCAAGATGCATTGCAAGAGGGTCAAAACCTGAGTAGAAGTGCATTAGATAAAATTGCCGAATGTCGCCTGCTTGATGATTGGCCAAGCTGGTGTCAAACAGGTGTTAACAAAAAAAATGTCTCTTTCCGTAGTGGTGGAGGTGGTCAGCAATTAGCTTATGTTGAAAGCTGGCACGTTATAAAAGAAGCTAACCGCATCTTTGGTTTTGATGGTTGGTCATCAGAAACTTTAGAAGCTGGACTTGTTGCTGAAGATCCGAAATGTGTTTCTTATATTGCAAAGGTTAGAATCACCGTTGGAAACGTCATCAGAGAAGGTTATGGCATGGGTCATGGTCGCATGGGTGGTGTTGGTGATAAGCATGAATCAGCAATAAAAGAAGCTGAAAGTGATGCTAGAAAACGTGCCTTGATGCAGTTTGGAGATTCTTTTGGCCTTTCTTTATACGATAAAGATAAGGCATGGTTAAAAGCTGAGGACAGCAAACCAGCTACAACCTCAAGCAATAAACCAATAGAAAGATCTGAAAGTGATAAGTTTATTCGTGAATGTGAAGCCTTTATTAATAAGCCAGCTAACAAAGATAAGCTTGGTTTATTAAAAACAAATATCTCAAAACGATATGAAACTAAAGCTATTAGTGAAAATCAAAGAGATGATTTATTAACTCTTATTTTAGAGAAGGAGGATTCATGAGCAATGAACTTTTAACCTCAGATCAATTAGCTGAAGAGCTTGGTGTGAAACCTCAAACTGTGCGTCTATGGAGAACCAAAACACGCAGGGGGCATCCTAGTGGCCCCAAATGGACTGTCATTCTTAATAACACTATTCGATACAACCGAGAAGACATTAAAGATTGGCAGAACAAACCTAACAACCCTATTTAAAAAAAATTATTATGTTAAACGTAACAGCCGTTGGCAATTTAGCCTCAGACCCAGTACAGAAAGAAACTGCAAAAGGAACAAAAGTGACTAGCTTCACTTTACTTACAAATGATCAAGATACTACAACACAATTTGATTGTGCTGTATGGGGAAATCGTGGTGATGTGATTGCAAACTATGTAAAAAAAGGAAATCAAATTACTGTTGTTGGTCGTGGTAAGTTAAAAACCTTTGAGAGAAGGGATGGTAGTACTGGAGCAGCGATTGAAATTAATGTTGATAATTTCACATTGCCAGTAAGAAGTAGAGACTTTGAAGCGATCCCTGCCTAAGTTATAGGGGCATTGAAATCTTTTTAACGAGGTTGATTTCATGTAAGACCCCTTTTTTATTTATGACAACAGCCGAAAAGATTGCCGCAGCAAAGAAAAGAATTGCTGAATTAAAACGACTCATTGAATTATGGACACAGGAATAAAAGTCTTTGCATCACCAAATACCGAGATATTGCTTGGTGGTGGTATTTTATGGGAGGTCTGTTGGCAAAGAAAAGAAGAGGATATGTTTAGCTTGATGGTACAGCTACCACCAAAGGGGTGGCTTGATCCTGACCTCGTAGATGTCTTGCCAAAAGATGTTATTGAAGCACTAATTAAAAAATATAATTTTAATGAAAAATAAAGACCTGATCAAAAACTACCAGCACCAGCTTGCAGAACTTCAAAACCAATTCTGGTTTAATAATTTAGATATGAAAGAATATTGCGTCAGATATGATGCAATTAAGAAACGAATCAACGAATTAGAAAATGAAAAGAGAAGAACATCCATCTGGCAAAAAATTAAAATTTTTGCAAGACAACAGAAGAAAAAGATTAGTGAGATTATTACTTGATGTAGAGCTTCGTGGTGTGGATCACAAGATCCATATAACTAAGGATGCGAGAGCAGACCTAACAGTAAATGATGGGAACTGGATCAATGACCATATTAGGACTGCTATTGTAAAACATAACTATGAAATCAATAAGATACCAAAATTACAGGTAAAAGATTTTACCGCCAAAGAAATTAAAGCTTACGAAGATTCAAAATGCCAGTAGGACAAAAATTTAAACTAAACCAAACTGTAAAAAGAAATCATACAGTTGGATATTCAGCCAGTAAATATTCGCAATTTGCTGGAACAATTCAAGAAGCTTTTACACGAAAAAATAAACTTGGAGTGCCTCAATATTATTACAAAGTTTTTTGGGAGGACGGAAGATCATCTGAACACGCTCAACACAGCCTTAAATCTATCTAATAAAGTTTTTTTAGTTTTATACTTTTTCTTTCTGATTTTTTTTATATCTTTCATTTCTTGCACTGTAACTATTGCTTCAAGTTCTACAAGCCGACCAAGTAAAGATGCAAGAAATACATCTTGTTTCATTTGATGCCTTATGAGGTGAGTGCAATATCTTTTGATATTATCGTATTCATCACTTTTCATAATTTCTCTACACCTCATTTCAACTGAAAGCTGAAGTTCTGGAGGTGCTGGTTCAATTTCTATATTAAGAAATTTTTCTGGGTTCATTTTACTGGGAAGAGTTTTTCTTCAATCATCTTGACTATGGCATCATCCACATCATTATCTGATTTAGCCGCCAAATCTTTTAAGAGGGATAATGCTGCTTTGCGTAAAGATTCCGATTTTCCGAACTTAATGAAAAGATTTATAAGAAATTTTGACATTTGTTTATGTGTTCTTTTTCAAACATACCAAACTTTATTGAATCTTGCCTTCTAACCTACTTACCGCTTCACTCAATTTATTTAATCTATTATAAATATCAATAATAGTTTTTTCTCTTCTATTGCTCATATTAGATAAAGTCATAGCTAAAGCTGTAACTATTGCACCTATTAACGCTGCTTGTACCTCTCCCATTGCTTAAATCTATAATTATGCCTATTATTGCTAATAAAACTACACTATGGCAGATAAAACAATAGAAAAAGAGCAAAAAATACAACAAACAGAGGATGAAAAGCCAGATTATCAAGAAAAAATTACTTTTTTAGTTTCTACTGTTGCACAAGGTTTTATTTTAACTTGGTGTTTATTAGTTTTATCTCTTGGTTATGTTAAATTGCCCAATAAATTGTTTGGTGTTGATATACCAGACCAGCCAAGAGTTGATAGCACTTTTGCTGCTGGACTTTTAGGAAATATTCTCGGTGGTTTAGGGATAAGTGTTAATGCAGCACAAGGAGCTAAAAAGAAAAAGAAAGAAGGTGAAATATCAAATGGTGTCGGCAACTCCTCTGGACAGCAGACTATAATAATTAGGCAGCCTATTGAGCTAATAACAAGTAAACCAGAAGTCGTAAAAGTAGAACCTACAAAACCAAAATCATGAAAAAATTTATTATTTTAGCTTTTTTTGTATCAAGTCCAGTTTTTGCAAATGGTACTCCGACTTGGACTACTGGCTCTAGCAACCGCACAGAGAATACTACTCAGACTATTACAAGAAGCGTAGTAACAGAAAAATACGGATCAGCTTTAAATACTTGGGAAGCTTCTAACATAGAGGTTACAAGTGCATCTAGTGGTGGTATAGCTCATTCTGATGCAATATTCACACCAAAAACTGTAACTAGCGATTGGTCTTTGTCTATAACTACAAGAGCAGCAAGCCAAATGATTGAAAAGATTACACAGAATGACTCGATTACAACAACTAGCGTTATCACTTCTCTCAGCGTCTTTAGTCAGTAGCCCAGTATTTGCAGAGGGTGAGACTGATGTAATAGCACAACCTAATGCAGTAGGTAACTCATCAATAATTAATCAAAATATGAATATAAATCAGGGAGCAACAAGTAAGAATCAATTTGGGAATTTAGTTTGTTCTCAACCCAGTATGAGCTTTACCCCTTTTTATACTGGCAATGATGCTCAAGGTGAAGATACTTATAGCATAAATGAGGGATGGGGTGGTCAAATATCTTTTATGATTCCACTAGGATCTAATAATAAAATCTGTACTGATTTAGCAAAAGTAAAGCTAAAACTAGCCAAAGAAGAATTAAACAAACAAGTCCATGATAAGCAATTAGTGAGAGTCTTGAAGTGTTCACAACTCCATGCAAGCGGCTATATGATAAATCCTAAATCAAAGTTTGCTGGTCTTTGTAGTGATGTAATAAATATAAGAAGTTATGTAAAAGCTAATCCTCAGATTTTTTCTTCAGAGAAGAAACCTCCTTCTTCAAAACCTTAGTAATTATTTTCTTAAATATTTTTTTTAATTGTGCAACTACAGCTTGAGCAGCGATTCCTCCAGCTACAGTAACAACTGATGCTGTACCAGCCGCAACAACTGAACTAGCAATGACCTCTGGTGCTGGTATTGGAAATTCTCCAAAGAAAGGTATATTGAAAGTACCTATGGTTTCTACATTTGAAGTATTTTCTAAGTTTTTTGGGAGGTTCAGCGGTATCTTTTCTTGCTTTATACCTGTTACTTCCTCGGATTGCTCCTTTTCTTCTTCAGAAGTATCTTCCTTCTCTTCTTCCAAACCCGACTGAACTTGTTCCAGACTTGGGAGCAACAAAGGATCTAAAAAAGGTTCTTCCACTACAGGGGGATAAAAAATTGTTTTAGGTGGATTGAGTATATTGTTTGTCTCTGGTAAGTTTGGATAGTACAGTTCGTCCATTTTATGAAATACGCTATAGCAAAAGCTTTAATTCCTGTTACATTAATAACATTCTGCGGACTATGTGCTTTAGCTCCACTCTATCTGTCACTATCTATGATGACAAGACAATTAAATCATAAGTCTAATTAACAACTTTTGATCTGCAAAATCTAGTTTTACACGCGCCACTACAATAAATTTTTCTTTGCTCCATAGTATTAAAATTTGCACCACAAACAGGACAAGTTTTTAATAATATACCTTCTACTTTTTTATGTTTTCTTTTACCTCTTTTGGTTTATTTATTTCCTTCAATAACAGTTGGTAAGCTTGTACACCACCTTCAAGTTTTAAAATATACTGTCTTTGATTTATTATTTCCTGTTGCCATTCAAGAATTTGTTTTTCTATAATTTCTTTCATATTTTAAACAATAGTAAGGGTTTCTCCTGAACCAACAGTCACAGTAACACCGCTGTTGATGGTAATAGGACCAGCAGCCATAGCATTTTTACCATTTGTTATTGTGTAATCTGCTGTAACCGCCTGATCGTTTTCATAAAAGACAGAGTCACTTCCTCCTCCAGTTGGAACGCTACTACCTCCTCCAATCTCCTTTACTGTACCTCCATCGTTGACAAATAACTTTTGAGCAGAAGTATCTAAAGCAACTTCCCCATTAACAATATCACTTGTAGTAGGTGTGCTTGTACCTCGTTTTAACTTAATAGTATTTGCCATTGGCTTTTATCTCCTATGGCTCAAAAAGTGCCACCGTCAACATTAAAGCCAGAGGTAGATCCATCTTCTAAAAATGTAACTAAGTCAGACAGTGCAACTTGTTTCATCGTTCCAGCATCATTACATACAAAACGATCTCCTGTTGCAAGTGTTGTTGAAGTAGCAGAAGTTGCTCCATCCATTAAATTCAATTCTGAAGTTGTTGCTGTAACTCCATCCATGATATTGAGTTCTGATGTAGTAGCAGTAACCCCATCCATGATATTTAATTCAGAAGCTGTCGCTGTTACTCCGTCTAAAATATTTAGTTCTGAAGCTGTCGCTGTAACTCCGTCTAAAATATTTAATTCAGAGGTTGTAACTGTAGCTCCATCTAATATTGCAACTTCAGTCGCAGTTAATAAAGCCAATGCAGCAGCAGCACCAGTTTGACAGCTTGATAAAGCAGTAAGATCAGCGTCCGCAGCCTGTTTTGCATCTAATTGAGTTTGAATACTTGATGTTGCATCCACTCTGTTAAGTTGTGCTGTCGTTACTGTTGCTCCATCTAATATCTGTACTTCAGCTTGTGTAAGATCAGCTAAAGCACTTGCTGTATTAGCACCCATTGTTGCTAATTCAGTAAGCTGTGCGTCTGAAGCCTGCTTTGCATCTAACTGTGTTTGAATATTACTTGTTACTCCGTCTGTATGATTAAGTTCAGTAGTAGTAGCAGTTACACCATCCAAAATATTTATTTCAGATGCAGTTGCGGTAACACCATCAAGAATATTCAATTCTGCTGTAGAGACAGTCGCTCCATCAAGAATCTGTATTTCTGTAGATGTTATTGCAGCTAAAGCAGAAGAAGCACCAGACTGCATACTAGATAAGTTATCTAAATCAGCATCATAGGCTTGAACATTAGTACCGATTGCTAATCCTAAACTGGCTCTTGCAGTAGATCCACTTTCAAGAACAAAGTTCGATCCATCTCCAACAATAAAATTACCATCAGAAGGTGTAAGACCTGCAATATCAGATAATTGTGCATCAAAAGCTTGTACATTTGTTCCAATGACAAGACCTAATGCTGTTCTTGCAGCAGAGGCACTTGTAGCTCCTGTTCCTCCATCAGAGATAGCTAAAGTTCCTGTTATAGAACTGGCATCAAGCTTAAGAGCAAGTTCAGTTGACTCAATAACAAGTCCACCATTTGACTTAAGATCAACACTAAACTCATTACCAGACTTATCAAGACCATCACCAGCAGTTATATTTCCACCACCACTAAATTGTGTAAAGGCTAAGTTGTTAGTGCCGACAACAGCAGATCCTTTGTCAGAACTACAAACAAAACCTTGGTCAGCTTGTGTAGAACCTTGCTCAACAAAGGTGAACATTCCAGCAGCATCGACACCAGCAGCTAAATCATCTGTTCTTACCCATGTACTTGCTTTGCAAAGATACAGTCCGTTCTGACTAGAAGTAGACTGATTTTTAACTAAAACTCTTTCATCAGCAGAAACAGCAACACCATCAATAGTTTGTGTCCCAGATAAAGTTATGTTTGCTGTTGTTGCAACTTTTACAGAATTTTTTACATCTAATCCGCTTGCGACACTATCCACATAAGACTTAATAGCAAAATGAGCATCAGCAGTCGGTGTTACTCCACTTACAGGGTTAGTTGCACTTGCTAACTGATCAACTCTATTGGCCTGTACTCCAGTATCGAAATCACTAATTTTGGTATGAGCAATAGAAGGAATATCAGCAGCA